GTCGAAGGTAACAAGACCAAGAAAACCACTGAAAAGATCAAGGGTCTGAAGGAAGAACTCAAGCGTGAACTGACCGACGACGAGTATGACCGCTACGTCGAGACGATGCGGAACCTTGCCGACCTCCATGTGGAGCGCCTGAAGGCGCAGTTCGACAATTACTTCCTGTCTGAGAAGGTATCCACCAAGGGTATCAACAGGATACTCGCCAACAAGGAAGTGACAGGCGACGACGCCAAGTTCGTCAAGGACATCGTGAACCACGCCAAGAAGCTCTTCGTGGATGACATGGAATATGACGAGCGCGGCCTGCCGGATGTCACGACCAAGACGGCAATGCGCATGGAGCAGTTCTTCAAGGCGGTCAACACGGCTATCGTGAAGAAGGAGTTCACCGACGACCTGAAGAAGGACGTGCGGGAGTTCTATTTCCCGAAGCCGACGAAGAAGCTGACGAAGGAAGAGGAACAGGCTAGGGCCGAAGCCTTGGCGAAAGGTAACGAGAAGTCCGAAGCCGCCATCAAGAAGATTGAGGAGTTCCGTAGCCGCCGCAAGGAGTTCACCGGCCTCGAAGAGCAGAGCGTAATTTATACTGTGCAGGACAAGGTCAAGGAGATCGTCCTTGCTGACGCCGCATTCGAGCGGGCGCAGATGTTTGTGCGCAGGTCCATCGCCTCGTCGCACGTCCCGCTGTGGCGCGAGGGCAAGTTCCAAGTCCGTGTCGAAGCGCAGATCAACGGCAGGACGGTTCAGCTTCATCCCGACGTGCAGAGCAAGATGATCTACAGCTTGGCTCCTAAACTGTCGGATGCTGAAAATCAGGCGGCGTTCTACAACGACGCTATGAAAGATATCGAGTACAGCGGCCTTGTCAGGGACGACGCGACCGGCGAGTACAAGACGCAGACCTTCAAGCTGTTCGCCCGTGCATCTCAGGCCGTGGATACTGTCTCATCCGATCCGTCGCTGGATATTGACAACTTCCTCTATGTGTCGCGCGTCCTTGGTATCCCGCTGGCTCCTGACAAGCACGCCAAGGCGATCACCATGCTTACGGCTCCGGGCAGTGCGCTTCGCAAGTCGCTGAAGTTCGATGACTCCCCCGGCTACGACCCCAGCAGGACAATCGACGCTGTTGCCCGCCACGTCACCACGCGCTCGTCGCTCATCGTGAAGACGCGCTTTCAGCCGCTACTCCGTGATCTCATGGATCAGTCCTCTGAGACAGGCAAGAAGTGGTTCGGTGATAAGGAAGCAGTCATCACTGCCAAGGAGCGCCTCGACGCCGCGACTGACCAGAAGCAGAAGGATTACTGGCAGGACAGGCTCACCAAGGAACTCTATATGTACGTCATTACCAACCCCGGAGCCAAGGGTTGGGACGGTAGCCGCTCGACGTTCAACAATCAGCCGACCAAGGCCAGTCTTGGTATGCGCTTCTATAGCGACACCGTCAAAGACTTCGACGCCATCAACGATGCACCCAACATCAACGAGTCCACGTTCGAGGGTAAGCGGTACGCTGCACTGGCAAAGATGATCACCAGTGTGGGCTTCCTCGGCGGTGTGATGACGCAGTTCGCGCAGAACATCATGTCTTTCTATACCAACGTGCTGCCGTTCCTCGCGTCTAAGGATAGCCAGACGGGCTTCGGTGGCGGCTTCGGCATGGCGGTCATGCCTATGTACCTGAAGTCCTTCAAGGACGTGGTTGGTTGGCGTGGACTTAATCCATTCTCTGATCCCATCGAAGATGCCAAGGCATTCGAGAAGGCCGCAAATGAGATCAAGGCCGCGCGTGACGCTGGCAACACTGCCAAGGAAGCTGAGCTTATCCAGCAGTACGGCCTTACCTACTACGAAGCTCTGAACATCGCCCGCGAAATCCGCGAAGGTAAGCTCATCCCGGCGCAGGCCAACGCCTTGCTGGAGACTGCCCGTGGTATGTTTACTGGTGCGTGGGCCAAGGGCTTCCTCAAGTTCTCTGACTGGTACATGGCTCCCTTCAACGTCTCGGAACAGGCCACCCGCCGCGCCACGTTCCTCACCGCATTCCGTCTGGAGTTCAACCGCCTGAAGGAAGCCGGGTTCGCAGAGGACAAGGCCAGTGAGATGGCACGCCTGTTCGCCGTCGATACGGTGGATAAGACGCTGGGCGAGTACTCCAACACCAACCGTCCTCCCATGTGGCGCGATGGCTGGATGTCTCTGCTGTTCGTCTACAAGACTTACCCCCTGACATCTTTGTCACTGTTCAAGAACCTGTCGCGCGGCGGCAAGCTCGGCATGTTGACCGCACTCTACGTGTTGGCTGGTGCTGCGGGCTTCCCACTGGTGGATGACATTGAAGACTTCATCGATACGCTCTCGCAGCGCCTCGGCCTTGATCTTGGACAGGGTCCCGCTGTGCGCATGGCTATTGTTCGTCAGCTTGAAGAAGTCTTCCCCGGCTGGTCCGACTTCATCCTGCGCGGCCCGATGAACCACTACACAGGTATGGACGTTGGCGCGAAGTTCGGTCTGGAAGACTTCATTCCCGGCACAGGCATCTTCCTCAAGGGTGCCAACACCACGCAGGAACTCAAGAGTATCGCTGGACCTGTGATCGGTATGGGTCTGAGCATCGGTGAATTTGTCTACGCGGCTGGTCGCGCCCCGCTCTCGTCTACCACAAACTTGCTTGATGTATCCCGCGAAGCGCCCTTCTCACTGGTGCGTGCCATTGGTGACAGCGTAGCTTACATGCAGAATGGTGCTATCGTGGACCGCCGTGGATACATCGTCTCGCCGGAAGTCAGTGCAATGACAGTGGCGTCTCGCATCCTTGGCTTCTACCCCGCAGATGCAGCACGGCAGTACGACTTCATCAAGTATGCTAACCGCATGAACTATGACTACAAGGAGGTGGGCACTGCCTACAAGCTGGCGTGGGTCAAGGCCATGATGACAGGCGACAGGGCACAGGCTGCACGCATCGTGCGCGAGGTCAACGACTGGAACGAGGCCAACAAGGGTGGGCCGGGGGTCATCCGCAACTTCCTGCGCAACGCCCAGAAGGCGCTTCAGGAAGCCCGCCGCCCTGCTGGTGAGAGGCTCCTCAAGTCTGCGCCTGTCGCGTCCCGCGCCAGCCTCGAACGCTTCTTGGACAACGTCGCACCGCCTGAGTGATGGTGGCCCGTATCGTGGAGCCTTACGGCATCGCGCTCTCCAAAGGATGAAACGAGAGCCTTAGCGGGTGCTGTTATATCTACCGACCTGCACCTGCGGCGAGTGGCCCGGATGAAGCCTACCGGACCACCTTATTGGCGTAGCGTGCTGCACGCTTGTTGACCTTCCGGCCATAGGCTACGCTGATCCCCTGATTGTGGCAAGCTGCGGCACGCCACAGATTGCGGGTCTTCCTCCAGCACATCGCCAGATGTTTCATTCCCGCGTCAGTCTGTGTCGCACAGGATGCTGCACGTATGTTCTTATACCCAAGCCCTCGCGCCGTCGATGGCAGGATTTGCAGTGGGCCTTTCTCCCCGGCAGCGCCAGTGCGTCCGCACTTCACGCCGCTCTCGACGTGGGCTACGCGAAGGGCGAAGTGAACGGGAACACCATGGCGCTTGGCCGCACTGATCACCAGTGGCTTCGCATCGGCACGCACTTCGGGTGCAGCAACCGCAAAGGCAAGAGCCACAGCCGTGGCAGCAATGATCTTCTTCATGCACGATCTCCTACGATATGACCTGAAGCTGGTTCAGGGTCATGTTGTCGATAGCACCATCAGCATCATCAAGGATGCTACGCAACCTGTCGTGTGCGAGGTTGACGCCCAGAACGTATATCTGACCCGGCTTCACAGGACAGTCCTTACCAATTGAAAATTTCTCAGATTTGGGTGTGGCGTTAATGCCACAAATGTTGAAGGTCTTGACGATGGCGTTGTAGTCACCGTGGTTGGTGTTCACCCACTGCTTGAAATGTTTCCTATCGATCATCATCGTGCCACTGGTGAACGGCTCACTGGGTGACTTGCGGTGCGCATCGATGCGCACGCGAATGCCGTTGCGCGGCATACGGCTGTAGTCCACCATTGGCTTGGCCTGACCCACCGTGTGCATCACCGTGACTGTCTCGCTGGCCGCATCGTTGAGATACGCCGCCAGCATGTCGAAGGCATCCATCTGGTTGGACTTGATCGTGTCGCGCATCGCGCCGATCTGGTTGAGGATAGCCCTCGTACATTTCTCGTAGTCGTACTGACTGAGGTTCAGCTTGCTGGCAAGCTCGTTGCCGAGATCGGCCTTAATGATGCCGTTCTCCCAGAAGCGTTCCTGCCCGGTGAACTTCGCATTGTACTTCTTGAAGAAGCGGACACGGTGATCTTCGACCATCGCCCTACAACCATCCTCGCCAAGCTCGACCAGATGCTTGATCAGCACCTCACCTGCGGTGCCATGGTTCTCAGCGAGGAAATCGTATATCTTCTTGCCAGCAGTCGAACTGTCGCTGAACATCGGCACTGCGTGCATGTTGATCTCCAGCAGTCGGGCAAGCTGCGCATCGGTGTCCATGCCCGAGGTCATCATCTTGGAGCCGAGCGATCTGTTGGATGAGGTCACGCACGGCAGACCCCACGTCTTGCCCTCTCTTTCCTCCGAGTTCTTATTGAGGCGGGCCTTGTCCTTGCCCTGAGTAACCCAGTAGCAGAAGTCTCCGACTTCCTTGTCGGGCATCATCGTCGCTTCATCGATGGTAATGGGCAGGTTGTTGTAGAACCCGAAGCGAGAGAACACGGCGTTCTGTGTGTACTTCGCCGTGAAGTGCAGCTTGTCTGGGATACCGTAGATCGACTGCATCCAAAGCTGCGCGATGGACTTGCCCGACCCCGTGGGGCCGCAGAGGCTGATCACCACGCCACGCAGACCGCTGAACTGGTAGAGCGGTGCGGAGAACGCCACGCCAAGGGCGAAGCCGTGGATCGGCAGGTTGGCCTTCTCAATGATGGACGTGAACGTCGCCCACTTCTGCACGTCACCCTTTACGTCAAACAACTTCTCGCCAAGCCGTTGCGATGTCGCTGCTAGGTTGATTGGCTCAACCACTGCGGAGCCACTGTCGTCGCGCCGGATCAACCGGTCACCGATGAGGAACTGGGTGTTGTTCTCCTTCCACCCCATGGTGGAGTAGAGGTTGGTGACCGCCTTGATCTTGCGGAGTTCATCCATGTATGCGCGGAGCATGTTTTGAAAACTCGCTGTCTGGTTCTTGCTGGCAAGGACGATACCTTGGTCAGCGATGGCTGTTGCGAACTCGCGGTTCTCTTGGGCCAGATATGCCTGACGGAAGCGGAGTTCCTTCCACCCAGAGTGCGGGCGGTTCCAGTGGTAGCGCACCACCTCGTAGCCCAGTGTCTCGTCGTACCCATAGCCTACCGGGTAGATGTCGAACTTGCACACGTCGATGTCGGTGCCATCCGTTACTTGCTTGATGCCATCCGCCGTGCGCTTGTAGGGCTTGGGGATCGGGACTTGGAACGCCACTTGATCCGGTGCGCTCTGCTCGACGGTGACCTCTTCACGCTGCAAGCCCAGCCGCGCTGGCGACCCGATGCGATCCTTGAAGCGGCACGACTTGCAGATATCCGGGCGCTCACTGTCAAACTTCGCACAGGTAGTCGGACCCGTGGCGGCGTTCTTCCAGTGGCCTACCTTGCGGATCGTCTCGTCTTCGCTGAAGGTGGGGTGGTCCTTCGACCACGCAATGGCGGTGTCTTCCGGGTTTTCGCAGAAGGCTGCGATACCCATCAGCCCGTACCACATAGGCTCGGGGACATCCTTCTGGTTCGACACGGCCCAGTTCACTTGGGCGCACTTGGATACGATGACATCCGGCTTGGCAGGCGGGTACTCTTGTCTTACGGATAACTTATCCAGCAGAGTAGTCTTGTTGTTAGCATTTGTACGCGAAGTAAAAGGAACGACATTAGCGACCACATATTTGCCCAAGCACTGTCGCATCGCTTCCACCGTGGTGGCCGGGGCATTGATCACCACCTTGACCTCGCCACCACCCTTGGGATTGATCGTCCCTGTGGGGCGCAGCACTCGCGCAGCATCGGCGGGCACTGCCGGGTCTACCTTGAAGCCATGCTGGCGGCACGCCGCCTTCAGCTTCTCCGCGATGGGCTTCCACTCGCCGGGTTCGAGTTCCTCCTCCAGCACCCAGTAGACGTGCCAGCCGTTGCCCGACGATACCACCATGGGCTTCGGTAACCCGGTGTCCTTGACGAACTGGCTCAGTGCCAGCAGCCCGTCCTTCTTGGTGGCGTACTTCTTTGGAGTATCTTCTCCACAGTCGATGTCGAGGAAGAATGCTTTAAGAGCCGACACGGCGTGAGCCTTGCGGGTGCCGTTCTCGTTGAACGAAGCGACTGCATAGTAGACGTTGTGGCCCTTGTCGCTCAGCGCGTTCGCAAAGGTCGCAAGCTGATCGATGGTGTCGAAGCTCCGCTGCTTCGGTTGCTGTCCCTTGTCGATCACGGTGACGACATACCAGCCTTGGGACGGCAGTACGTACCGCAAGAAGTCCAGCGTGTTCATGTTAACTCCTGCCCTGTGAGAGAGGCATGGGGGCCGCAGCCCCCATGAACGTGTGATGCTATCTTAGCTGACCAGCGCAAGCAACCGTTCGCGGCGCTGGGGAGGGGGAAGAGGCATGACCTCTTCCTCCCATTGCTTGTCCTTCATCAGGTCCAGCATGACCTTGACGACCTTCTTCACACGGGACGCTTGCGTTTGTCGCATGTTCCCACCACGCACCCACAAGTAGTAGGTCATGCGCGATACGCCAATCGCTGCGGCCACGTCTGAAGAGCTAAGTCCAAGGCGGTTGCGCAGAAGCTCTACCTTGGAGAAGTCCAGCTTAGGCGTCTGCGTCATCGCTGGGCGCTTCGCTCAGCATGGCCGCGATCTCGTCTTCGAGACTGGCGTTCGCCTCGGGCACAGGCGCAGCCTTCGGCTTCGCGGCCTTCGGCGCGGCAGCGGGCTTGGCCGGGGCAGCGGCTTCAGCCTTGGCACCGAACCCACGCTTGGGCGCAGCAGCCGGGGCAGGGGCTTCCTCATCCTCGGCGGGCGCAGCCTTCACCAACTGGGGCTTGGGCTTCGCGGGCGCTTCGATCTGTGCCGGGGCGGGCCGCGCCTTTTCACCTGTCATCTCAGGAATAACAGGGTTGGCGAGGACCTCGTCCACCGCAGTGATCTCGTCCTCGGTCAGCCAGCCGCCGAACCCGAACTTGATCTTCGGGAACGAGGCGTTGGTGTCGAACCCGATGCGGGTGCGCACCAGTTCCGGGGCGATGCCACGGTGGCTCAGGTCCTTCTGGTACTGGTTCAGGTCCTTGAGCGCAGCCGGGGTCACCAGCATGAGGTAGACCGGGCCAGACGGATCGTCAGCAGATACCACAGCGATGCGCTTGCTGTCGCTGCACGCCTTGAGGTCCTGACCCTGCGGCCCCTTCTTGGAACCCCATGCGTTGTGCGGGCAGGTCGCGCAGAGATCGTTCTGCGGCTCGGCCACGTTGGCATCAGGGCGCACGCCGTCCATGGACGAGCAGTCGGGCGCGGTCGGTTCCGCATTGGGGTCCCACGCCTTGGCATAGAAAGTCTTGGACAGGCGCGGGTTGGAGCCGACGATCACCACATCGATGGTGGTGGTCTGGAGGACAGTCTCGGCATCGCCTTCCTTGATGCGGAAGCGGCCACCCTTGATGGAGATACGCGGCCACGTTTCTCCGTTGGAGATACCACCCACAAGCTTCTCTGCCAGCGCAGAGGGCTTGCCGATGCGGTTCGCAAGATGCGCCGGAACCTTGGCGTCGAGAGACACGATGTTGCTCATATGATTTCTCCTGTAATGAGCGGTTAGATTTTAAGTGAGCCGGAAGCGTAGCCGCTGGTATTCAGGGCATTGACGCCGCCACCGCCGCCAACGGTGACAGGGTTGACATCATTGAACCCCATCTTCGCCAGCGCCTCGGTGTTGACGATCTGCTTCGCCACGTCGAGCGGTGTCGGGCAGAAGGTGATGCGGGCGTCCTCACGGTATCCGTTCGCACCAAACTTGTGGACGAGATACCCGTTTTCGATCTTGTAGATCGACATCATGGGCGGGCCACCATTGCTCACCACATGAGGGACGCTGTTCTCATCACGGGCAACTCTGCCGATCCAGTTCTTCAGTGCCCTGATCATGCTGCCTCCACGCGCTTCGTCGGCTTACGGACGTTGACTTCCAGCCGGGTGCCGTACATCACGCCACTCGGCACGGACTTGTGCGCATCGATGTAGCCGCGCACAGCCGTCTTGCTGATGCGCTTCTCAAACATATCATACGCATCATTGTCCTTGACGAACTTCACGACTGCATCCCAATCCTCGACGCTGGCGAAATCGACAGTCGTCAGGAAGGCCGTGCCGTGGTTGGTTTTGAAGGACGTGACGCCCTGCTCGTCGGCCTTGTTCTTGATCCAAGCTTCGAGCTTGTCGAGCTTGGCGTCAATGACGCCGACCTCTTCCTCAAGTTTAGCGCGGATGGCGCTCTTCTCATTGCGGAGCCGCACATACAGTGCGACCACATCGTCCACAGTCATGGTCCTTTACCTCGTTGTATCCTGTTGGATCATTTCGAGCAGCAGACCTTGGAGCTTCTGCTTGCTCTGGAGACGGCTGTACATTTTGTACTCCAAGTCCGTAGCTTCGATATGAACCACATTGGATGCGTGCTTCTTACCGATGCGTTCGACACGTCCGTTAGCTTGGACATATTGTTCATTGCTGGTGATCGGCCCGTACCACACGATGGTTGACGCCGATGTCAGTGTCAGGCCGTGCGCCATGGTAGCCGGGTGTGCGATCAGCACCTGCGGATGCGGCGAGTGCTGGAAGTTCTGGAAGATTTCGTTGCGCTTGTTGCTGCTGACTTCTCCGTTGACCACGCCTACGGTGTAGTCCTTGCCGATCTCGCGCTCCAACATACGCAGTGTACCCGTCAGCGGCACGAACACGATGATCTTGCCGCCCGCCTCTTCGATCACTTCCTTGACGGCATTGATGCGCGGCGAACAATCGAGTTCGATATTCTGACCATCTTCTCCATAAGCAACACCGCAGGAAATCTGGATCAGCTTCTGCATCTTGACGGCTTCGTTGACGGCGGTGATCGCGCCCTCCTCGGCCTCGGTGATCAGGTGGCGGATCATACGGTCGTAATGCTTGCGCTGATCCGGCGTGAGTTCTACCTGACGAGTTTGGAATACGGTGTCGGGCAGATCGAAACACTCGTCGCGGGTATAGCGGATCGCCGGGTGCAGCACATGGCGCACGATCTCCACGCTCTCGGGGCGGGGCACCCAAGTGTACTGCCTGATCTTCATCATCACCTGTTCGCGGAAGGCGGTGTAGGTCTTGGGGATGAACGGGCTATCGACCAGCCGCGCCAGCGCCCACGCATCCGATGGTTCATTCGGTGTCGGGGTTCCGGTCATCAGCCACAGGCGGGTGTCGGGGTTGCGGGCCATCCAGTTACGGACTTCCTTGAAACGTCTTGTGCTGGGGTTCCGCAGTACAGCAGCTTCGTCCACGATGAGCAAGTCAAACATATCATGGCACTCGTCGGCAATGATCCCGAACCCATCATGGTTGATGATGTAGAAGTCGGCCTCGGTCTTGAGCAGCTTCTTGCGGCGCTCTGCGCTACCATGAAGCACCACGCTCTTGCGTGAGACAAAGTTGGTGAAGACAGCGTCATCCCAGACGCGCTTCAGCGTTGACAGGGGCGACAGGATCAGCACCTTCTTCACCGCGCCAATCGATATGAGATAGTCAGCCGCCCACAGTGCGCTCTGCGTCTTGCCCGTGCCAATGTCGTTCAGCACGATGGCTTTCTGATTGAGGGTCAGGAAGGACGCCGTCTGCTTCTGATGGTCATAGGGTTGGAACCGTCCCTGCCAGTCGTAGAAGTGGAGGATGGGAGACGGAACATCGAAGCCCAGAGCTTGCAGGGCCGATGCCTCTTCGAGCCGCAGCGGAACCACGACCGCTTCGTTACCCTTGATGTTGACTTGTTTGGCGGAAGGAACCGCTTCGAGTACCCGGTGCGGGTTACTCAGTTTCAGCAGAAGCGCCCTTGCTTTGGGAAGCACCAGCATTCAGGTAGTCCTCTAACAGTTTCAATGTTTCAACATCGCAAACGACAAAACACTTGCCACCAGCGGCTTCGATCTTAGCCATACAGTTGCGCTGCAACTGGGTGGGCTTCTTGGTCCTGTCGGCTTTGACTTCGATGCCTACGAACTGGCCTCGCACAATCGCCACACGATCAGGAATACCAGCACGTCCGTAAGGTCCAGCTTGTGGGCTGTAGAACCATACCTTGTACTGGTGGAGAAGCTTATCGACCCTAGCCTTGATCTTTCCCTCTGGTGTCATCGAAGGTAATTCCGGTTTACATCGTTGTCAAGTTACTGGGCAGAAGGACACAGGTGTCGTGCAGGGCAGAAACGGCACAATCCGCTGGGGCGGGCGGGCCAATTATCTGTTTCTACTGACTTTTCTATGCGCTTAATCTGTGTAAGGAGTTTCGTCCACAGTGTTGCGGCATCCTGTCGCATGTAGACTTCGCGGTCCATGGCCTTGTCCTTCAACCAGACGAAGCCCACGGCGACACGCTCGACCTCTGGGTAGTGCGTGAAGATTTGCAGGGCATAGAGTTCAAGCTGATCGAAGTCGGGTTTGCGCTTGCCGGTCTTCCAGTCGAGGACCTTTGCATCCTTCTGATTTATTACCAGTACGTCGATCTTCGTGCGCAGCCATGCGTCATCGTCAGACCATCCGGTGGGCTTGAGTTCGACGTTCAGCGTGAGTTCCTGTTCGACCAGCAGTTCGCCCGCGCCAAGGCTGTCGATGATCGCCGTGGTCAATGGCTCGTAGTGCGCCGCCTCCTGCGGAAGCTCGGTGTTCGTCTTGAGGCGGTCCTCCAAGAACTTGTGGATGCGCTCACCATGGTGCGTGGCTTCGCTGCCGGGGTCGCTGACCGCCTTCCTGATCCGCTGGTGGTAGTATCTCAGCGGGCAGTTCATGTACATCTTGATGGACGAGTAGGAGTGGGTCAGCTTGGTCATCGCACTTCAACTCCCGCTTCGAGGAACATCACACGGGCAACGTCGAACTCCTCGTCGGGCATGGAAGTCGTGCCGTTGCCGATCACCACCGTGGTGACCCCCGCCTGTATAAGCGAACGCGCACAGCGCGAACAAGGGTGGTGTGTGACGAAGGCGGTGCCGCCCTTGAGCTTGGCCCCCACCCGTGCAGCTTGTGCAACCGCGTTCTCCTCGGCATGGCTAGTCCAAAGATATTTTGCAGGACGCTCCATGCGCTCGCTCCTGTCTTGGACGCCACGAGGTAGGCCGTTGTATCCGGTCGCTGCCACGACCTTGTCCTCGGTCACAACCACGCAGCCGACCTTGGTGCTGGGGTCCTTCGACTTGCTGGCGACAAGCTCAGCCATCGACATGAAGTAGTCTTTCCAAGACGGGGTCATTCGCTTTCCTTTGCTGTGTGATAGGCTTTAATGATTATGTCCCGTGCGACTGTTGCAGGTGGTTTATCCTGCCTAACAGCTTCGTCCATGATCCACGAGACGATGAACTCAGGGAGCAGCGGCGAGATGACTTGGTTCCATCTCAGCGCCCGCTTGATTGCCATCGACACGTTGGGCTTGCTGCACCCCATGATCTTGGCGATCTCGGTGACCGTCTTCTTCTCTACTGTGTAGAGCCTGATGATCTCATCGCGGAGGGACTGGCGCTTCATAGGGGGAGCACCTCCATGAGTACTGTAGCGACTTTGTCCCACAGCTTGTTGGTGCGGTTCGCGGGTTCGGTAAGTCCGTGAAGGCGCAGGACAGATGCGATCTGCCGCAGTTCGTCATGCACCTCGTAAAGCAAGACCAACTCTGCTTTCTCCCGCTTCTCCAACGCGGCGTGCGCCCGCTTCAGATCGTGGTACTGCGACATGAACTTGCCGAAACTGTTGTGCCCCCTCACCGCTCTGTCTCCTTCAGGACTTCCCACATCTTGTCAGCCAAACTGTAGTAGCCCGCGACTTTCAGCACACCGATGACCAACGCTAGGCCATTGCGCAGCATGAGTACGTCTGCCTCTGCCTTGCGCAGAGCTTCGCCCAACGCGCGGTTGACGACTTCGAGATCAGCTTCACTCACTTGGCATCTCCATAGTTGTAGCCAATATCTGCTTCGCAAGCGACAGGGAGGTCCGGTGCCCACGACGGAGGGGTGGACATGCACTGCATGATGAACGCCTTGGCTTCCTCGGCCTCGTCCTCATCGACACAGCACACGATCTCGTCATGGACTTGAAGCACGATTTTATACCGCTTCGCAATGGCGACCATCTGGCCTGTCACCACGATCCTCGCCAATGCTTGAACTATGTTTTCCGTAACCTTGCCGCCGTAGATGCGCACCCACGGCAGACCATCGCTGCTGTCGCCTGTCAGTCTGTTGACCACCGCCTTGCGGTAGCTCCTGCCGTCAGCAATGTAGAAGTACCCGTCGCCGCTCTCGCTGGCACGCAACAGCGGATAAGTAATAGGCAGTCCACTGGGGAGGATGATGGCGTTGTCTTTGTAGTCGAGCATGGAGCGCATGGGCAGGACCTGCCCGCTGCGCTGACCCACGAGATCATCCAGCACGCGCCCGCAACGGTTCCAGAACCCGGCGATGCGGTGGTTCTTGTTGCGGTATAGGTGGACGATGCGCTGCGCATCCCCGGCTTCGATCTCCACCTTGATGCCGCCCTGCCCAAGGGCCAGCGTGTCGCGGAACTTGAGGGCACCCATACCGTAGCCCAGTCCAAGGATGCAGGTCTTGCCGACGAAGCGTTCCACCTTGTCGGCCTTGGTGACCTTCTTGCCATAGACCTCACTGGCGAACTCGGAGTACACGTCACGCCCCTCGCGGAAGGCTTGCAGCAGATCGTTCTGTTCCGACACCCATGCCACCATACGGGCTTCGATCTGCGAACTGTCGCTGGCGATAAGAACTTTCCCCTTGGGGGCGCAGAGGGATTTGCGCAGGGCACCACCGCGAGGGAGGTTCTGGAGGTTCATCTTGTCGCCACCGCTGAAGCGTCCGGTGTGCGCTCCGTAGTAGTTCAGCATGATGGGCAACGAGCCACGATTGGATACGCCGATAAGAGACTGAGTACGGGATTGTTCAATGGTGGACTTGACGCCAAGCCGTGCGGCCACGGCGTTCTGCACCCATGGGTCCTCGTGTTCCAGCAGGGCGGTGAACGCCTTGTCCGTCTTGCTGAAAGCATATGCAGCCTTGCCCGTCTTGGGGCTGACCTTCAATGGTGGGAGAACACCAAGGGTAGAGAGGAAGTTGGCGAACTTGTCGTTGCTCATCAGCATGGACTTGGCTTCTTCCTCGGTGCAGTCCAGTCCAAGCTGACTGACGAGATCGGTCTTGCGGTTCACCACATCGTGAAGGTGCTGGTCGAGCAGCGCCCGGTCCAGTTCAATGGTTGGCTCAGTGTACATGCGCATGGTGATGTCGATCACCCGGAGTTCTTCAGGGGTGAACCGCCCCTTCATCTTGTGGAACAGCTTGTATGTCAGGTCCACATCGTTGACGCAGTAGGATGCGTAACGCTTAAGTTCTTCTGGCGAGAAGTCATTGCGGCGCTTGCCCATCGCGTTGATCACTTCGTCGCCCTTCGCGCCCAACTGGTAGTGCGAGACGAGGTTCTTGAGACTGCCGCCGACCGTGACGTTGTGCAGGGGCCGCGCCATGGAGAGCGTGTCCAGCCAGAGCTTGGGCTGGATGTGGAAATGCCACGACAGGATGGCACCGTCGAAGGCGGTGTTATGGCAGAGGATCGCCTTGTTCGTGTAGTTGAGCGACCGCAGAAAGCGACCGGGATCGCTGCCGCTGTACCAGTCAGTCGGATGGTTGTTGACCTTGATGCCCACGCCGATCACCTCGAAACGGATGTCGCGCACATAGGCTTCAGTGGTCATCTTCGACAGGGAGTACTCCCGGTCATAGTAGGTTTCAAAGTCAATCGTTACGATGTCCATCGGGGTCCAGTCCTGTGAGGAGCCTATACCTAACACGCAGTTCAGCGTACTTGTGTTCCATCCGGTCGAGCTTGGTGCGTATGTGGATAAGCATTACCACAAAGTACACAGTTGAAGAGAGCAACAAGATCGTCTGCGCCATCACGTCACCATCTTCTTGGTTGCGGCGCGGGTATCGTAGTACGCCTTCAGTATCTCGGGGTGCGCCCCCTTGAGGAACTCAAGAAGATCAGCCATGGCGGGGATCAGTTCTTCGAGGTCCTTGACACGGGTGCTGAGTTCACTGATCTGCAACTTCGCCAAGTCACTCCCATCGACGAGCAGGTTGTTGGCTTGCTGTATATGATTTGCCCACTCTTGCAGTTTGTTGGGGAGCACCACGGGGTAGTTGTTCGAGCGGTAGTCGTTGAACGTGATGCTCTCGCTACCGTACACTTTCAAGTTGGATACCATCAGCGCATCCTCTTCTTGATGTCGGCCAGCACGAAGTGCGGCCAGTGCGACTGGCTGCGCGGTGACACGGATACAGTGATCCGTGCGGTTCGTCCTTCGCCGTTGGCGACTGTCACCTTGAAGTGCTTGCCTGTCTCTACGTTGAGCATCTTATACCCACCGCCTTCGATCACCTTCTTAAGCTGTCGGACTGTCAATGTCATCGTCGTTCATCCTGATTACGAGCTTACCGCCCAATGCGTTGATCACTGCTTCGATGTCGGAGAGCTTGGGATTATTCTCCCCGCTCCTCCACTTTCGCATGGCGCTGGAAGAAACGCCAGAGCGTTGCGCGATGTCCTCCTGACTGGCGCGTTGCATATTGGTCTGCTGCCATATCCACCGCACGAAGCGGTGGACGGCCCTACCCTTGGCGGGTTCCTTCGCACGCTGGTAGGCTTTCATGGTATATCTTTCTTCAATACATCCATCCCGACCACAAGTGCCAGCATGGCATTCGTTATCTTCTTATACCGCTTAGAGAAGTCGTCTGTATTCAAGGCGTCCTTGAGATCGCTGTGTGCATTCATCATGGCGTTGAACGCCATCTCAGCGCGGGTCATCTTCGGGTCAGTCATGGTCTGTTATCCTCACCTAGGCCACGCAGTGTGTAACTCAGAAGAAACAATATGCAGCAGCCAGCGTGGGCAAGGTGCGACAAACCTGTCTCGGGGTCCTTCCCCTCACCCCTCCACCATGCCCACATATGGCGCATCAGCGCAGCGAAGGGGCGGTTCCACTTCATACCCTTCTCCCAGTTGCGCTCACCGTACTTGACCGCGCCGAACTGCAAGACCTTCACGATCTCTTCGATGGCATCACCCGGTAGTAAATCGTATGGTAGCTTGCCGTCATCGAACTTCTTGCCTTCAAGTGTCACTTTGCATCCTCCGTTGTGACGTTGTAGCTCTTCTTGACGAAGCCCTTCGAGGCATCGCCACGCATGTGGTGCCGCCGCATATAGCGGAAGCGCCCGCACTTGGTGCAGTCCCAGTGGTTCTCTTCGTCCCCACGCTTCTGCCAAGTATGTTCGCAGTTGCGGGTTCCGTGCCGGTGAGCGTAGTGTGCTGGCACTTCGTGTGCCCTGCGGGTTTCCCCGCTGCCGGAACTCATGGCCTTGCGGATTTGAACCGGGCTGTCGAGCGTGATGGTCACCACGTTGTGCGCCATGAAGGGGCGAGACTTACCACGGTACATCGTCCGATATGCGGGCTTCTCGGTGAGCGCGATGGCTTTCTTCTGGTGCAGGAGCAGCAGGGCTGCGGCGTAGATGCGGGCTTCACCTATGTGACCGTCCATCACCGCTTTGGTTTGCAAGAGTGCGACCGATGTATCCCCGTAAAACATGGGTACGAAACGGCCAGCAAAATTCCTACGCTGCTCGGGGGTCAGGTCTACATATGTGGAACCCAATACATGAAGCACCTGCTGATCCAACAGATCGCTTCTGAGGTTATCCCCCCACTCTTTTGCAATACGACTAAACCCATAGACTCCTGCCAACGTGTCAGCAACGTCACGGCTACATACGACTGTGTTAGTCCTACCTGCGTGAGATAAAAACCCAAGCTTCCAATCAGCTTTCTTACCAGCTTGTGAACCCGCACGCCCAATGCCGTCGATCACAGCGTCAATCTCTACCTCCACATATGTTGTGGGGTATGGCTCAATAGCAAACTCAATTTGCTCTGCAATCAAGTCTGCACACGTCCGAATGAACTGACCCAGCTTGAACGAAGCATCACGGTCGAACACATAGCAGCGGGCTTGCGGTGCTATAGACTTCATCCGCTTACTGGCCTCGGGGTGCAAAAGCGGACCCCACTTGGCGACAGGCAGTTCCTTGATATCATCCAGCAACATGGTGAACTTCTCCTTTGTCCCAGATAAACGTGTGGATTGGCTCAGCGCAGACAGGACTAAAGATACAGGCGACCTCGGCAGCTTGCGCTGCCGTAGCACCCATGGCAAGAGCGCCGTAGGCAAAGTCGCGGCCCTCACCGAATGCACACTTGGTTATGCCGTGGTCAATTGCAAAGGGCGATGCTTCATATCGCCGCACCCCGTTGGGGTCGATGACCACAAGCTCGGCGTCCCGGTGATACAGTACGGCTGGCGGAAACTTATCCAGCGTAGCGCCGTCGATGTACCACTCAGCGAGAGCCACAACATGCGAGGCAAGCCCAGCCCCAGTGATAAGCTGGTTGCGATGCACCCACCACTTCTTGATACTGTGCGTTGTCGTGCCAGCGACAGCGCCGCTGTCCACAGCGCATGTAGCTCCGTCGAATACGATAACAGTCACCACCCCTGCTCCTTGGTTATTACGAGGAACACGATGAACGCGATGAAGCCAGCGCATCCACCGACGAGAACTGCCAGTGCCATATCTGTCTGCATGTTTAGTTACCTTTGCTGTTGATGAGTATGTCCACTGCGGAGATGGCCCGCAGATATTCAGTCTTGTTCTCCTCGAACTTGGCTACAGCATGGACGATGGTCGTATGGTCCTTGGAGAGGAACCGCCCAATCATGGGATAAGACATATCTAGGCGGTTGCGGTAGACCACCCAGCAGAAGTGCTGGCGTGGCACCACGATGCGCTGCTCACGGCTCTTGGATTTGAGTTCCTCCTCGGTCACACCGTAGTATAAACATACGGCACGCAAGCAACGCTTCATCGTGTAGATGGCGCGGTTGTCCCGCGCCATCTCTTGCACCTGTTTGTGAACATCAGGGAAATGGTACATCAGATAATCAGCCCTCACATACTTAAGCATATTCAAGGAACACCCCGAACTCACTGCGCAAGCGGTTGCGATGTTCGTCAATCGTGCGCTCGAACTCCGCAGCCAGATACTCGTAGCCCATGCTGCCGTTGGGGTAGCGGCAGAGATAGTTGAACAGTTCGTCTGGATACTGCCCGTCCTTCATCCACTGGGCAAGCTGCGGCAAGCCGTACTCATACTCGCCCTTGCTGCGCACACCCAGCTTCAGCCGGGAGAGAACGCCCATGCGGTACTCACGCAGGGTCTTGAGCCATACCTTGCGGGCTTCCTTGTCGGTGTTCTTGTGCCTGTCAGTGCGGGGGTTGATGCACTGCTGGGTCTCCAGATTGAACTGGATGCCGCCGAAATACTCGGGCAGGTCCTTGAGGTATTTGTAGTTGACGAGGTAGCCAATGCGGTAGCGGCCCTGCCCGACACGGTAGACGCCAAAGGGGAGAAAGCGGGTCATGGTATAAACAAGGCTGGAGCAGACGGTACGCAAGAACGTATCGGTATCAATGGTGAAGGTGATCACGTCATCCTTGGTGATCCGTGCGAAGGTCCGTTCGTGCATGGTGAGGCGGAAGCTGTCGTCCCTATCTTTGAACAGGCGCACGCCCTTGCCGTGCAGGGGCTTGCCCTGCACGGGGTTTCGCACGGTGGTAAACGCTTCGACGCAGTCGGCGTAGCTGTGGATATCGTAACCCATGGTATGTTTCCTTTAGCGGTTGAGGAACTTGCTGAGTGCGATGTCGGTCGCCAACTGCTTGAGATGGGGGTTGAGTTCCATCTCGGCGCTGGTCAGCTTGTGCTGCGGCACATCGGTCTTGCCTCGCGCCGCTGCTGGTAACAACTCCACCAGAGGAGGGAATGCCTTGATGGCCGGGGGTAGTGACACATACCGCTTGAGGATTTCGCGCACGGCCTTCTGCCCGTTCTCGCGGATTTCCATGGTGTCATCGATCTGCTTGCGCCACGACAGGATACCGTCCACGATCTCCTCGGTCATGGGGGTGCGGTTAACTATGAACCGCCCATAGTCATCAGCGGTCATGTTCTCATTACTGGGGTGCGACATACCAACCAGTCGCCTACCGGAGAGCGGGAACCGGAGAACGATCTTGCGATCACCAACCTTGCTGACCTCAATGACATCGCCCTTGGGAAGGAACCCGGCTGGTATGGCTTCCATGCTGGAAAGATATGGACCGTAAGCGAGTTCGTAGAGCCTGTCGCCAACGACAGGCCTCTGCCTCTCGAACTCCTCGAACCGCTTGCGGTAGAGGTTGGTAATCGTCTCGACCACTTGGCCGATCAGCTTGTCGGAAATCCGAACCGTCATGTCAGTTATCCTCTATCTTGAATGAATGTGTATCAACTTGCACGACCTCGGCTTCGCCTCGGCCAACCCGGCACACCGCATCATGCAGTGCGTAGAGATCGTCTCTCGTCCTGCGCCACTCCCAGTAATAAAACAGGGCTAGGGCGCAGGACATCAGTGCGATCACCTCCATCACATCTTCACCACTTCACCCCACGGGGCGCTGTCGCTGTAGTTGCTGACCCAGAGTACGGGGTACTCGGGCACAGGGCCAAAGTCGGAGCAGCACAGATCGGTCAGCACCACGCAAGCGACCGGGTGAATGTCGTTGCTGGTGATGTACTCGAAGATCGGAGAGAAGGCAGTGCCGCCAGTCTCAGGGGAGGAGAGCTTGCCGACCTCATCGTCGGGCATGAACACCTCGTACTTGCAGACCTCATGGTGGAAGTAAATCACATGCAGCTTCTCCGGTGCGCCGTCAGTGTGGATGGCGCGAAGCTCGGCGGCGAACTCGTTGAGTTCCTTGTCGCCAATGGAACCGGAGCAGTCGAGTGCAACCACCATCTCGCCAAGGCGTTCGCCAGTACGAGACGGCAGGTACATACCCTGCGTGAAGAAGCGACGATTGGGACGGGCGAAGGTACGCTCGTCGGTCTTGGCCTTCATCACGAAGCGGCGCAGCACATCGCGCCAGTCCACCTTGGGTTGGAGGAACTCACCAACGATACGCTGGAGTGCAGCAGACAACTTACCTGCTGCACGAGCGGCCTGTGCTGCCTGTGCCACGGTGACCTTGAGATCAGCGATCTGCTGTTCCTGATCAGTGGCGCTGCCGTCAGCCTCTTGGATATCCTGACCGATACCACCATCGTTGGGGCCACCGTTGAAGTCGCCGCCTTCGCCATCCTCAAGGATGTTATAGATACCGTCAGTGCTGCCGTTGCCAGCATCGTAGATCGACTTGTTGAGCAGTCCACCTTCGATGAACTTGCCGATCTTCTCGTCGGTCAGAAGCTGGTTGATGACGTAGTCACCAGCACGGTTCCACTTGCGAATGTCACGCCCGTTGAGGCGGAACATATGCTCGAACATGGGGTGGAATACCTCGTGCGCAACGAGGAACTTAAGCTGCTCGTCGCACAGGTCCTTGATGAAGTTGGGATTGAACTTGACCCACTTGCCATTGGTGCAAGCAGTCGGGATGCTATCATCCAGCATCATGGGCATGTTGAGTGCCAGCGTTCCAATGAACGGCTGTTCGAGGATCAGCGCGGTACGCGCCTTGGCAAGTCTACGTTCGAGGTTCATGGTGTAAATATCCTTTGTGTTGTCGAGGGCTGGGATTGTCGCACGGCGGGCCGTGCAGGTCGATGCGACAGATCGTCGCGGGGTCCGTCAATTTGTGATAACTTCCTCCACCACCACGGTCTGATTGCGGTAGCAGTCTTCGATCAAGTCGATGATATCATTCATCAGCCCGTCAGCGTTCTTGCCACGCCTGTCTGCCACCATGAAAGCCAGCAGTGCTATAGCTTTGGCGAAGGCGAGGATGACCTCGGCGTCCGTAGCATTGTCCGGTGGCAGCGAAAGAAGTTCCGGCACCAGCTTGTGGACGAGGTCCATGTCTGGACTATTGCTCATTGTATGCTCCTGTCAGTTTCTTGTGAACATATTCTCGGTAAGCCTGCCAGTATAGCATCAGTTCTTGCTCATGGCACTGGTAGTAAGGAACGTCACGCAGCATAGGCGTCTCGACGCCCAGCAGCATGACCTTGGCGAAGATCAGCTTGGCCTCTTCCTTGCCGGGATAATCGAGTGGGATTTCGATCACTTCATGGCCCTCAGTCGCTTGGTGACCTCCAGCCGGAACCGCTCCCAGCGTTCCTTCTTCTCGCGCCGGGAGAGTTGGTCATAGGGTTTGATCTCTGCCCAGTGCATACCGTCCTTATCTGTCATAGTGACAGCGTGCCGGGGTATGTCGATACCCAACAGGCGAAGGGTTGCGAGGATCACTCGCAACCGCTCCATACCCGGCCACTTTTTCGGCAGTTCGATCACAGACCACCCATGAACGCCGCCATCTTGTCCATGATGGCCTTGGCCTCATCGATCTTGGTGGCGCGGAGCTTATCGTTACCGACAACGGCGTCCTTGTTGAGGTTCGCCAGCTTCTGCTCGACCTCATGGCGCATGGCTTCGAGGTTGGGGTCATCCGCGAAGTTGAGGCGCGGCAGCAGTTCGCACAGGTCCTTGACGTGTTCGATGCTGCTCTCATGGAAACGTGACTTGGGATCGTCTACCTTAACCATCTTATCCACAAGATGTTCCACCTTGTCGTAGAGCCGCTGCCATACATCCTTCATTGCGGAAGCACTGGCGTCCTGCACACGGCGCTCCACGTCCTGCTGAATACGCGCCAGTTCCTCGCCGCCAAGCTGAACCCGGAAATCGTTGGACGGTACGGGGAACACAGCCATATCCATCCTGAACTTGGCCGCGATCTGGCTCTCGTGGGGGTAGTCCTCCTCACGGTACAGCGAACCAAGGAACCGCTTGGAGTCGGCCTTCAGCGTGGGGAAGTTGGCGACGAACAGGTTCTTGAGCGTCTCCCACTCGGCCTTCTCCTTGCGGAACTCGTTGATGAAGTTCAGGTAGTTGGCAGTGGGCAGCAACTGGGTGCCTTCGATGCCCCATGCCAGCGTGTTCTCGTAGAACTTGTTGCGGATATAGCCCGCCTTCTGATGCACCATGGCGAGGTAGTCATTCGCCGGGAGCAGGGACTTGTGATAGCGGCCAACGGATGCGTTGACGCCATGAGCATGGGCCACCTCCTGTGTGGCCTTCTTGTCATGCTTTCGAGCGGTCCACTGGGAGATGGACAACTGGACGAGGAGAGCGCGGTCGGAGAGTTGCATGAGATATGTTCCTTGTAGAAGGTTAGGGGGAGACACCATTGTCTCCCCCGTACAGAGATCAGAACATCACATCGTGATGCTTGACAACCCAGTTGCTGAGCGCAGCCGTGTTGTGCAGTTCCTTGTCGCGCCGCAGCGCCATGCTGACCATGAGGACGGAGAACTCAGGGGGCATACGCTCAGCGTACTGGCACACCCGCTCAAAGTTGCCGACACTGGCACGCTGGGCGATGGAACCAGCGAGAGCGTACAGCGTGGCCGGGTCATTGGGCACGTCAGCCGTCTTGGGGTTCATCAGCACCACGTCAGGGTTGGGCAGCTTACGGGCGATCTTGAGGAAGGCCGTGAACTCCGTGGCAGGACCCTCGCCAACAGCGCCCATGAACACCTCGCGCTCGGCCTCCTTGGGCACCACGTCAAGGGCCGGGGAGACACGCTCAGCCCAACCACGGGGTGAGGCGTTCTTGGTACGCTGCGGATCGAAATCGTGCAGCAGTGCCGTCTTGAAGTTGATGAAGCTGATCACCTCGGGACGAACGCCGTTCTCGCTGGCCCATGCGGTCCAGTCCGTGTGGTGGGTGTCAAGGGTGAACTCGTACTCACGGTCAGCAAGGTGGCTCAGCACACGGTTGGCACCAGCACGGTCCTCCTGACGGTTACCCGTCGAGAGGATGAACCAGTTGTCAGCGAGGGGAACACCGTGAAGCTCACGCTCCTGAACGAGGTTGGCGAGAGCCTTCTGGAGATCGTTGCCAGCCTGATTGCGGTCATCGAAGCACAGGATACCCGGCACATCGTTGTCGTGCTTGGACCCCTTGGCCGGGAACCAGTCGGGCAGCTTGTAGTACAGCATCGGCTTGTCAACCATCGGCACACCAAGGTCCTCGACGGGCATGGTGGGCAGGTGACGCTGGAGGTACTGGTAGTTGAGCTTCTTGGCGACCTGCTTGATGATGGAGGTCTTACCGCCACCGGGAATACCGACGACGACAGCGGAGGACTTAACCTCCGACTGGATGAGGGAGCAGAGGGTGTCGATCAGAAGAGGAGCACGCATTGGTGTATATATCCTTGTTGCAGTGATTGGGTTGGTCGAGGGCCGGGAGTGTCGCACGGCCAGCCGGGGCGGTCGATGCGGCACGGTGTCGCAGGGGGCCGCTGCCCCTGATATATCAGGGGCAGCAGAACTCGTTGAATGAGTACTCGAAGGCTACAAAACCATCTTCTTGACAGCGATGGCCGTCAGTATCTGAGGCTTCAGCGCCTTGAGTTCAGCGGGTGATACACGGGGGTCGGTAAGACCATCGGCTTTGAACGACGAGGTCAGCCTGCCAGTGGCATAGCCGTAAAGCAGCACGACCCTGCGCCCACTCCTATGGGCAATGACCTCCGCATACTTTGGCTTGAGATTCACCCTATGGATGACCCAGTCGTCCATCACGTCACCATCTTGGCGAGGGTGGGCTTGTTGAAGCTCGGCACATAGAGCCTTTTCTTATACCCAAGCCCCACGTTGATGGCCTTGTAGTACAACACCGCCTGATGGATGTTCCCCATGAAGCGATAGCGAGTGCGGTACGCACTGCGGTTCTTGCCCACCTGCACCAAGAACTCGGTCTGGTTGGTGTAGGCAATGCGCTTGCCGTCGAGGGTGACGTATTTGATTTCGATATCCATGATTTATTTCCTCTTACCGTTCTTGGCGCGATACTCGGCCAGCTTCACCGGGAACTCACTGACAAGGCCCATGAACACATGGGCTTCATCCTGATGCCTTGACATCCAATTATAGACCTCGGCATCCGCGATGATCTCAGGTTCACCACGGATTGCGCTCTTGAGCGTCAGGATAGCCAAGGGGAAATCGTTCTCGCTGTTCGCCAGAACTCCCCGAACGAACGCAACTCGTTCGAGAAACCTTACGGTCTTGTCGTGCTTGGCCTGTGCATGTTCGAGGTCACGCTTCGCATCAGCCATACGCTTTACGATATCATCCATTTGTTATCTCCATTGGGCGGGCTTGCCCCCACTACGCAGCCAGTTGCGCTGACTGCGTAGGAAAGGTTTCCCTTAAAATTTACCGTTGATGCGGGCCAAGGCAATATGCGGCGCGGCCAAGTACCACAGCTTATTTGTCATAGCCTTTGGTAGGCCAATACTACGGTCAAACGGTGCTTCATCGTCTAGGGCACGAGATAGCGTAGCGTAGTAGTGTTTGGTCTGGGTGTCGAAGCTGAACCGCCACTCGCGCCGATCTGCCTTGCGGCAGGTATCAACCATGATGATATCCATCCACTCATCGTTGCGCTGTATGGCTACAACCTTGAACTTATCCAGCATAGCGCACCTCATGCGAAGAACGTGAAGGTCGCCACATCACAGGCGAGAACGCCATACTGTGCGGCATCGTGCCACCGCATGAACTCGGTATCTTCCGATACATCCACACAGTGGCAGGACCCGTAGGTTCTAACCATATCGTTGACGAAGGCTTCAAGCTGAGCCTGATCCTCATCTTCAAGGCCCGTCTCATCGCCGTTGATGAGCGGTGAGGCCCAGTGCATGGGCAGCATGAGGGTGTAGGTCTTGATCTTGTGTTTAGCCATTGTTTGTTTCCTCCATGAGTTTACGGGCTTCACGCAGGGTGGCGAGAGCCTGACCCCGTGTGTCGTTATGTGTCTT